ATCATTTCATATTACCTTTTCCCGTACTGCAGTACCTTCTATGCTGAAGGCTGCATACTCACCCGACTTGACTTTTTCCCAAACGTCATCATCAGTGACATAGAATCCAGTCCACCATCCTACAGGCATGACACCTGAAGGGACTCTCCAGATTTGCTGCTTCTCTAGTGTGGTTACAACGGACTCTATCAGGACTCCTTTGCCCTTGCTACCGTTATGCAGTTCACCAGAGTCTCTGTAGAACCGCACATACTTGTATGCTAAGGCTTCAAGGTCTTCTGGGTCTATAGCGTCATTCTGTAAGTCCCACACCTCAGTGCCATCGGCGGTACGGCTGATTACTGACCACCCAAATGCTAGGCGTTTCTCATCATCAGCCTTGGCTATCTTGAATACAAACTCCTTCTTGACGCCACACCCCATCGACACATTGCCAACTGAATTGTCCGTGTCATCCTTCTCCCCTAGAGGTCTGTTAACGTGTACAGAACTGGCACTGGGGGATTCCTTCTCAACCTTGCTCCACTTACCTGACTCATTCTTCCAACCAGCCCTGCGTAGACCAGCCCAAGCCGTGGCGAATGCTCGCTTCTCGTCACCGTATTCAGCTATGGCACTGTCTGCAATCTTACGCCAGATGGTCTGTGCTTCATCAGGTAGTGTGTTCTTGACTGCTTTTGGCAAGTCTGCATTGCTTGCATATGGCATCGTGTCCACCTCCTAATCCTTCATGTACCTTTCAAATGCCAGCACCACTTCTTCAGGTGCTCCGTCCTTTAAATGCCAGTTGCCTGGGTCAAATATAACCCATTCATCCATCCAGTCTTGACTAGCCTGTGACATATCAATTACCTCCCTTTACGATACTGTATACGAACTTGGTATAGTCGTTCGTGTCTTTGCCTACATGGTGCATCTGTGCAAAGCCCTCGGCGAAGAACTCACGCTCATTCTTGGTAGCATACTTACCTAGCACACGCATGATGTCGCTGCCCTTCTTCTTGAACAGATACGTGATATCCTGGTCGTTTGACATGGCTGTCATCATATCCATCGGCATACCACTCTGTGCCACTGCCTTCATGTCATAATGCACAGCGTGTCCATACTCATGTGTTAGAATGGAGTCTGCATTTGTGCCAGTCGGGTGGAAACCACTCTTGACATCATTGGCGTACCCCTTCAACAGCTTTTCACGATTCTGATAGTGATGTAAGTTAAGCTGTATCTGGTGTGTTCCAGTCTTGTACCATGCATATGTGCCTTTCTCATCCTCGCCAAAGTCCTTAAGTTCAAAGCTTACCAGCTTCTTCTTCATAGGATATGTCTCTTGCAGCATTACGGACTGTTTGACATACGCCCTTGCATCAGCTATGTCTACATCATTGAGTCCATACCATGGAGTGTATCCATGCTTGGATAGGTAGTCTCTGCATGGCTTCTGGACTATCTCTTTGTCCGTCATCTTGTCAATAGCTGCATGATGGTAGGCTATGCGTTCCTCTGGTGTCATCTTCTTGAAGTCTGGTTTCTTTGGCTTAACTGGCTTGACCTCTTCATCTGGGACTTTTGACTTAGGCTTGACTAAGTCTTTAACCTTACCTGGTAATGTTGCCAGTTGTGGTATGATGCCTGCAAGTCTGTCCACCTTTGTCCAATCCTGCCCTATCTCCGTGCCTGCATATTCCTGCAATGTACGTCCCTCACGTTCTACGATGCCAATCGAACATCTGCAGCATACATGCAGCGGTGGAGTCTTGTTACCACCCTCAAATACGCCGTCTATGTCTGTTCGCTTGCCATCCATAGCAGCACATATGGGGCATAGCCTGTCATCTGGGGTGACTATCCACTCTTTCTGGAAGTCTTGGTTGTTTAAGTAGCCCTTAGACAGTTGGTCTTCCCAATGTAGTTGCTGCCCTGCACAGGCTGCTGCTTGTGTCTCTGTACGTGCTATCATTACTGACCTTGCTCGTATCTTACGCCTTATCTGTGCATCAATCATGCGGTCTACTTGTGCTTGTGGTCGCCCTTCTTCATCAAGCTTGGATTGGTAGTTCAAGATGCCCTTCATCTGGTTCTCAGTGAGTCCAATATGCTGTCTTATGAGTCTGGCTGTCTCATATGGGTGTCCACCGTGCTGTAAAGCATCAGTGATTATGACCTGCACACCCTTCCTTGTAGAGTCATTGACCTGCCGTATGTTCTCACCAACATGAGTGGCAGCCCATGCAGCTGCTCTTGGGTTTCTAATGTTGAACATTCCAGTGAGTTGAATGTCTTGTTCGCCACCTTCCAAGACAGGCATCACTATCGGCTTCGCCTTGTTCACAGAATTGGTTTTAAGCCTCATAAGAGAGCTGGACAGGTACTTTGCTGCCTCAGTACCTGCGTCAACTAAAATCAATCCTAGGAGGTCGTAAGCTTCATCGCATGCAGCCTCAAATATCAGCCAGTCTATCTTGTCTGCCATCATCGCAATGGACTCTTCAGACAGCTTATCGACATCAATGCTGGTACGCAGTCTGAGCAATGCCTTTTCATATATGTCTGCGACTGCCTTCAGGCGTTTGTCTGCTACACGGTGCATTGCTTTCCACTCTGGCTCAACCTTACATATGAAATCATCAAGTATTGCTAGCAAGTGGCTCATTCTTAATCACCTTCTTCTTTATAGACAGCTTCTCACCTGAAGGAAGTGAAGCCACTTCGGTTGCTGCACCGCACAGCACAAAGGTCTTTGCCTGTCCCTCAGTTAAGTCTATATGTGTGTCTGTGTCGTACACTTGCCCTCCAGCGAACACGCCGAATGGCATTATCCTTGTCTCAACCATCATGATTTTCATGGTCATCACCTCCATCCTGTTATTGACTTAGCATAGTGACTGGCAGTTGTCACAATGTCTGTATTCACTGTTTATCGTGCCGAACGCTATACGGTAGGGTTTCTCAGTAACATCTTCGTCTTGTTCATGGTCAAAGTATGTCACTGTCCATGTCTTCTTGTATTGTTCCTCCAGTGCTGCAGCCTGTTCTGGCGTCACTAGCATGATATGTGGCATCATGCCTGCATTGCTTTGTATGATTACGATACCTGTATTCTGTGTTAACATGGTCAATCCTCCTTCGTTATAGTCCAGCAACTCACTGGACGTTGCCCTTCTTGACTGCATCACGTAGTTCTCTGATGGCTGCAATAAACAATTCCCTGTCGACGTCACGAATCTTGTGTACGCCCTCCTTATGTGCCTTGGCAATATCGTTCGGGTCTGCACCGCCCAATATGTCAGGGTCTACATCAAACAAGTCGTTGCTACCTTCATTGGGTAAGCCCATATTGTCATCAACTGTGACTGATGGTGCAACAAACTCGTCGCTCTTCTTAGGTAGCTTGGCTGCTTCACGTAGGTAGTTCTCAGTTTCTATGTCACCCAGTGTTATACCACCAGCTGCAGCTACATCCTTGATGAATGTGCCTAGTTCTGTGAGGTTGGCACGCTCGATGTCATCGTGAATTAGCTTAGGATAGTCTGTTAAGCCGTCAAACGTGTTCAGTTTCATGAGTCTTGGTATTGCATATGTGTTTACCACGTCGGCTATAATCTGTAATACAGTGGACAATGCTGTTTGGAACAATGACGTCTTATTCACAGACAACGCATAACTACCAGTCTTTTCATGCCCCAACATCAGGAAGTCAGCCATAACAGTCATTGCTATACGCTGTTCATACCTTTGGATGATGAGGTTAGTGTCAAACTGCCGTCTAGTTGCCCCACTGGTGAGCAATTCCAGGTTATACATCTTATTACCCTTGTCGTCATATACGAGAGGCAACATGACACCTTCCTGCTCATCACGCTTGATGTTGGTGACTATCTTCTTATATGCATTGTAGGCTGCTGCTTGTTCGGCTGTTGCTCCAGGCATACCGCCCTCCATGACTTCTGCTGGCAACCACATTACTGGTAGACCTGCTAAGTCACGCTCTATTCCGATAGCCTCGATTTCCTCTATGTTCTTTTTGAAGTACCAGCTACGATACACATTCCTGAGTAACGAACGTCCTTCTGGGTTGTTCTTGTTGCTCTTCGTCCTGAACAGCAGTGCTTTCTCAATAGGGATATATCTCAGCTTGTAGTCTGGTGCTGCAATTTGCTCCATACCAAGGATACTGCCATCCATGTCAAATCTCCAACGCCACAGGGTCTCTTGTGCTCTGATTCCCCACTTACGCCACCCTATTCTACCATCAGAGAACTTGCTACGTGTGTCGCCTGTAGGCTCGTCTGGTCCAATTCGCTTCTTATAGCACAGTTCCATGTAGCAGAACCCAAATGGCAGCATACTGAGTATCTCTGATATTGTGTCATTCCAGGACATTGACATATCGTCCATACACGACTCCAAGAACTCCTTAGCCTCAATATCTGCTGGCGTTTCACCTGCTGGCTCAACTCTCCACTTAACCTGCCGTATGAGCATCTCTATCGCATACAAGAACGCACCAATGATTGCATCATTATCACGCATCTCCCTGTAAGTCAACGCTCCACGTCTGCCCTGTAATTCCTTCATCCACTCTTCATAGACAAAGCCACCGAAACGTGTTAAGCCTGAGACACCATGTTCATAAAACACACTCTTCTCATACACGCCATCGTCATACTGTGCATTATCACCTGAAGGACGACTGGACAGGCTTGGATTGTCTGTCAGACTGCTCCTATCGGGTGATGTGCTGGGACTGACATTTGGCTTAGGGTCATACATGCTTGCTTGCTGGTTATCTAAGCCTTTACCGCCCTGCCCTTGTGTTACACCCTGTCCGAAACCCTTCTGTCCCATGTTTGCTTGGAAGTCATACCCCTCCATAGCTGCTGGTGACTTGCCTGGAATCGTAGGGGACGAAGGTGACAGCCTACCTGATAACTCTGCATCCATAGCCTTGTTAGCTGCAGGACTGCCGTTGTTAGTCATACCCTTCTTTGCCTTGTTGATTCTTTGACGCTTGTTCAATCTGAACACCTCCTTATCTCCACTTTGATTCTCCTGTAGTTCCACCTGGTGCTACTATAGATGTAGGTCTATTGATCAACATTAACTCTGTTATAGCCCAAACCAATGCATCTAGCCTATCAGGTGAATCCATGCCTTGCTCCCATTCACACAATTGGTCTTCCAAGTTGCCAAACGTACCTACATGGTGAACTTTGCCCTGCTCATACAATGATGAAACTGGCTCTGCTCTGGTGTACTTGCCTTTGCTTGCGTGGACACCTTTGTAGGCTACCTTTGGGTCAATGGATAAGATGGTGGACTCAACCATATCACCGCCCTGATTGGTTTCTGCAACCACTCTGTCTGCTTTCCAGACATTGTACTGGGTTATGGCTGCGTTGCCCCAGTCGTTAGGCTTGCCAATGATGGACTTATCAGCAAAGACATATCCATGATTGTCGCTGCCTAGACCTGCCACTATGATGCCTGTCTCATTGGATGAACCCTCATTCGCTGTGATAGCAGGGTCAACAGCCACTACTATACGCTTAAGATTGGGCATCTTATTGACTCTGTTGTCATCCAACAGCTTACGACTCCACAAGGCATTGGGGTTATCGTCGAGTATCTTGGCATCCAGTTCTTGCATACCCAGTCTTGTACCCTCATATTTGGATACTATCTCTGAGAAGAAGGATGCAGCCAGGTTTGCTTTGTTATCATACGTAGAACCTTGTGTTATATGTGTTGTTGCCTGTGCTCTCATCCATTTGAGCAGTCCTAGTGGCTTAGGTGTTGATGTCACGACTGCCTGTGGATTATCTCCCAGACGTAAGCCGAACATTAGCATGTCCCATGTCTCTTGTGGATACTGCCAAGCGAATATCTCATCACACCAGGCTTTCTCATGCTGTGGACCACGTAACTGCTCTGGATTTGCACCAGAGAACACCATTGCGACACTTCCATCATTCCAAACAACACGCCTTTTGGATGCTTGATATTCGGGTTTGTCCCATTCAGGACATACGACTAGCAAGCCACTCTCACCCTCTATCATAACATCACGAGCATCAGCAGGTGTGATACCTACCAATGCGAATCGGTGATAGCCCAGGTCTTTCCACAATCTTATTGTCTCTGCACCTGTTCTAGTCTTACCAAATCCACGCCCTGCCTGTATGAGCCATATACGGAACTGTACTGTAGGCAACCGTTGTGCAGGTCTAGCCCACACATACCAGTCTTTCTCCAGCAACCGTACTTCATCATCAGTCAGACTGTTCAGGAATATCGCTCTCTCCTGCGGATTCATCTTTGCCAGCCCCTCCGCTAAAGCTATTGAGTCTCTCAAGGAGTTTAGCACGGACGTCTTCAATTTGGATAGCACCTCCATCCTTGCCTACTACTTCAACCTGGCTTGTCTTAGGGTATATGCCCATCAACTCGCCTAGCTGCTTCAGTGCCTGTTGTTTGTCATACATTTCGAATTCCAGCTTGCCGTTCCTGCCTACCTTAACACTCTTCATGACCTTGGTGTCAACCTCTTCTGAACGCCTTACATGGATTATAGGCTCATATGCATGAGTCTCTTCATTAAGTCTGAAGTCCCATTCAATAAAGTCTGCAATGTCACTCTTAGCCATGCGTAGCCATTCTTGTATAATACTGTCTTTGCTGAATCCTTGGTCATGTAGTTTCTCTTGAACCCTGCGTTCGATTTCCTTCTTGACATGAGGAAGACGGAACGTTTCCCATGCCCACTTATGTGCACTCTTGGGACTCTTGGTATATATCTTACGCCCTGCTTCAGCAACGTTAAAGTCGTTACGTAGATATTCTTCCACGAACGCCTTTTGCAGCTTCGTCAAGTTCTTATCTGCGTCGCCCTGTGCTGCCTTGGGTGTATCCGTCTGTTTAAAGTTGTGCTGATTACCTCTCCAGGGATGTTCTTTTTCTTCCATTACATTCACCTCCTGTTCCATACCGTCTCACATTTCGGCAGACCGTACACTGTGCGGAAATGTAAAAAGACCATACCTTAATTATGCACCTCCACGAGAAACCTGACTAGACTCTATCAGTTCACAATCATTTCTGTACGAAAGTTTCGGGAACGCAAAAACACCCAACCAAGTTTTCACTCGATTGGGTGTTCTAGGGATTAGTTACGGTAAGTCTTCCCGTAAATGTCTAAGACATTAACTATATAATTCTTTCGCTCGCTTAAAAGAAAATCAAAATCAAAATCAATCCCTTTAAAAGGAACAATTTGCTAGCGACAAATGTCTTAGACCATTTCGGGAATCTTTACGGTAACTTACCATCCACTGGCTCATTTATTCAATATATCAATCACGTCATCTATGGTAACTTCTCCGTCACGATACATATCAGCGTATCCACATCCATAGCTGCTACCATCTGTTGGTGTTTCAAGTGCGGTCTTCATGTCCCATCCCTTTTGCTTTAATCGTCTGAACAATGTGGACTCTGACATGTTATATTGCTTTGCCCATGCTTTAAGTGTTTTGGTCTCACCATTGTATTCATATACTTTAGTTCTGCCTCCCCTGACTGGTAGAATAGGCTCGGTTAATGCTTTCTCGTCTGAGTACCCTGATGCAAGCCGTCGTCTAATTGTCACGTCACTTATGTTGAGTCTTCTTGCCCATCCCTGTATTGTATCCGTAACGCCATCGTACGTAAGTGTACGCCCTTGTTTGTTCATCTCCTGCCATCCTTCCCGATGTCGCACATCCTGCACGCTTGATTGCTTTCATACTGACAATGACATCCATTGAATCCTAGTGGTATAGCTTCTTTGTCTACATAACCGCTGCATGATACCACGTTGTCATTACCTACGCCATTGCCATACTCTATCTCTTCGGATGGAACTGTGCACGTTGGCACTTCATTTGTGCATGTATCGCAAAGATTAATCTCACCTGAAGGCTGTCCACCCAGATTCTTATCGAACTCATCCCATTCCTTGCCAGTTGGTCTTGCCTTTATGTGGGTCTTGGCTGCTTCTGTACCACTCTCCATACAGTCATCAACAGTGCAACAATCATCATCCTCACGGCTACAGCCCTTGCATAGACAATCCGTATGTTTCTCCGTGCCACTGTACTTATATGCTGCAAACATTACGATTGTCAGCAATAGCAATCCTACAATACCTATTAAACTCATCAATACCACCCTTTCTCCAGTAACAACAATTGCAACTCAGCAATAGCCCTAAACTGCTCCATGGTAATGCCTGCAAACATCTTGTCGAACTCTTCTGACATCCTGTCAGGCGTCATGGCTGTTACCAAAGCATAGCTGAGTATCTTATCGGTTATTATGTCGTCTTCCCACTCACGGTATATCTCCATCACTGTATCAAATGACCATATTGTCTGCTCGGCAATCTGCTTAATCATCACAGTTATCTGCCTGCAATGGTGCTGGTCTGCAGCGACTCCCTTGCCTCCGCATAGGTTACAGTTGCCTACCCTTACGCCATCCTCCGTATAACCAACGTCACTGAACAGATTCATAGGCTCACCCCTTTTTAGCTTTACTTGCCAGTTTGTCGCATCTTTCGTTGAGCACGTGTCCATTGTGTCCTCGTACCCACATGAATATTATACTGCAGCCACGTTGTTTCAATTCCTCACAACGCTTATCCAGTCGCTCCCACAGGTCTTGATTGGTCTTCCTGCTATACTCACCATTCAATGTCTTGATGCATAGTTCGCTATCTGAATGCACCTCAATCCTGCAGTTCTTTCCAATCACTTCTTCTAAGCCTTTCAGTATGGCGTACATCTCAGCACGGTTGTTGGTAATTGGACAACTATCAGTTTCATATACCAGCTTACCGCTGTATTCCTTCTCAGCAATGAGTTTCTTCTCTTCAATGAACAGCATGCAGTTAACATGGCACTTTGGACACGTTCCCCATACATCACCGTCACATTCGGTATCCTCGAACTCATCAAGTTTACCCTTGTATCCACACTTTGAGCACTCTGTGTCAAGGCTTTCTCTGTACGCCTGAAGAATACATGCCCAGCCACCGATTGCATCAGGCTTACCATTGCCCGAAACACTTCCGTCTGTTGTTATGATTACTTCCGTCATCTCATTTCACCTCCTTTTATGTTTCAAATTACTCTGCCCAGTACATTCTTCAGGTGTACTGGGCAGAGATGTGTTACCAGATACGCTAACTCATTGATAAATGTATTGTGTTCCTATAATCCTGCCTGTAAAAAGACCTGCGTCGTATATAATGCAGAACGGTTCAGCCCTTACAAACTGATAATCTCCATTGTAAGCAATAGTTCTATATTCAACCTGTGGTCCAGCTTGGGTTGTCCACCCAAATAAGGGGTAGTACACTTGATAGGTAGCAATTCTATCAATGATTTGGACAGGTTGTGCGGAAACTGTTATTAACGATGTACACAAGATGACACATATAAGCAGTGCAATTGCCATTTTCTTCATATTGCAGTCCTCCTTTTGATTACCATGTTTGGTAATAGTACTGTACACCAATGACTCTCCCAGCAAAGGGCTGATTAGTGTACATAACGACGTAGTTTTCAGCACGTACAAAAGCATAACCGTTGGTATAACTAAGAGTACGATAATAGGTTTGCTGACTTCCAACGTTTGTCCAGCCAAATATTGGATAATACGTCTGATACAATGCTGTTTTGTCTACAACTGTGGCTGTTTGTGCAAAGCATGATAGTGCGGATACAAATAATAATGTTAGTATGATTATTGCAGCGATAAATCCTTTTAAGCTTGAAAATCTCATGTTTTTCTCCTTTCTCACTGTATTTTGCGTTATGGCAACACATCTGCTATATTTTACACGGCTAACTTCTTAAAATTCTCAGGTGTATGTGCCAACATCCATCTCACTACTGCATAGCATCATCTTTGGGACTAACTCCTTGAAATGTTTGGATGTGTTGTGTACGCCTACGGCTGCTTCACTGCTGTAACTTTCCAGGAATGCTATGGTATTGTCGTCGTCCAGCGACTGCACCAATTCATACGATAGGCATCCATTTTCATTCCTAGATGCAGCTATCAATGCGAATGCGAGTGTCATGAACTCTTTCATTTTGTCAGGTCTGATTGTCCACTTTGCTACAATACGTACTGCTGGCTTTGTTTCGAGTTCTCGTATCCTGCTAACCAGTGCATGTATGAGGTTGTCACCGCATAGGTTTCTCCATTCCTCACCATGCCTCAAAGCCTTGAATGTTCTCATATCCTCGCTCATGATTACCGTGTACTTACCTTCACATAGGTCTATCTTTGTGTCTCCCATTCTAACCGCTCCTTCCGTCATTTTAGAGCATATTCGCAATGCTCACTTAATTTGTATCCCAATGTCCTAAACATGTGTCTCTTATGCATTTCTAAGTGGTCGATAGCACTGCAAGCAATTTCTTCTTCCGATAATCTGAAACAATATGCACACTGTTTGCCACAAATTCCACAACGGAACTCAATGCATTGGCACATAGTTCGGTCATCTCTCCAACTTCGGATACCTGCAGCAATTATGCTGGATAACTCC